AGTACCCGTGATGCATATCTAAAGGCCTGTAACTCAGTAACACAACCCGCTAATTCTCGACGTTCAGGATTGATAGCACTTCGATCATTAGGTAAGTAAATGACTTCACTGACCGAAGAATTTTCATCACGATAGGATAATTCAACACCATCATGTTGCCTTTCAAAAATCTGCTCTCTCGATTCACTATCGGGTATTTTATTACGAACCGTCACTTGCATACTTGATGTGTCTTGTTGACCTTCAAAGAAAGCATCATAAATACCAGCCTGGACATAAGGTAAACAGTGGACAACATCACATATTTTGATAAAAGTATCTTGATACGTGACGCTAGAATCATCGAAATCATAACCAAATCGAATCATCTGGTCTGAACTAAAATAAGTCTCAATTTGTTGAGCCAAAGCTAAAAAACCATCGGCATTTATGTCAGTCAATGCTAATCTTCCTATCCTTGGGTCAAGTGATGTGTGAATTAATATTTGACTAAAATCATCAGTGGCAAATGTTTCAGCAGTACCAAAAGTATCATTACCTTGATATTCAGTAATCAATCGAGTAACGTCCATATTTTGCCGACGATCTTTAATCAACTGAGATTCAGAATTACTAGGAATGACAATATGAGCTAAAGTCACATCACCAAAATCTAAATTTGTCACCGGTTCAAAACTATACAAATCGCGCCACTTAACAACATCAACGTTACTAATACCAGCAGCTTTATCTCTTAATGAGGTTCTTTCGGCTGAAACTGTATTTAAGGAGTAAGGAAGTGTAAACCTCTGAGTTTGAAACACTGATTTTCTCACACTGTCGTTACTAGAATAAATTACACCATAGGTTGTTTTATTTCCTGTTTCGTTACCTAAAACGTCAATCTCATTAATGATTACATCGATGTTGATTGTAACCAATTCTTCATTATTGTTATTTAGTTTGTAAAAACCGTTACTACTCACAAAATTTAAAAGTATCTCTGTGGCGTTTTCAGGAACGACAAGCGGACCGATAACACCGATGGAAGTATCTACAATTGGTACATAGTCATTAGTGTAAGTTAATATAAGGTCAGTTAAACCAACATCAAACCACCACGCCGCACTAGTTACAGAAATGTCATCAGTATAAAAACTCGATGATAGTGATGCAGGTAAACCGAAACCATAATACATAACTTCTGGAATAGTATAAGCAGACATGCTGCTCCAAGCGTCAAGGATTACTTGTGGTGCGTCAGAAGGTATTGTAACTACCAGTGAAGATGCGTTTACTGTTATTACTTCATACCTTAGAGTTTCATTATCACCAAGGTCAACAGGAGGTTCAAAAGTATTGAAGCTTGCTCCACCTGGAGTTGCAAAATTGTAAAGTGTTATGGATGTAGGCGACGTTGGTTCAAAGTAGTTCAAATTTTTTAATAAAACGAAGTCACCTACACTGTAATAATTCTCAAAATCGAACCCACCAGGTATGGAAGTCGCGCTCATCGTAGCGGTTGGAAAACTACCGGTAAGACTCCACACTATTCCAGCAGTATCTTGATCATTAGGCGGTAATAGCTCAGAAGGGTTGAGGTCATTAGATTGTCTGTAAATACCTATTTCCTCAGTTATATCGTCACCAATTTTAAGACTTGGCGTTCCACTACCTGGGTAACTACCTGGTTCATATTTTGAGAACTTAGCACCTTTAATATCAAGAACACGAGTGTCACCATCGTAAATATTTTCTTCTTGCATTAGATATTTACCACGACCAACACAAATCAGTAAAACTTCAGTCTCTTGGTTGGCAACACCAATACGGTAGGGCACTTGCCAAAGTGGAGGAGTGTGTTTTGTTACTGATCCAAAAATGTCATCGATACGTTCATTGATTCTCGGTTCATTGCTTGATGCACCTAAACGATTAGTTGCAGAGCGTTCACCGTCTGGACTAGGCTTTTTTAAACTAGGCGCTAATGCAATAGTGATCGCCGCAAAAACAACAGTGATAGCTATGTATATCCATACATCAGGTGTACGAGGTATCATGCTATTAGGTGTTATAGCTATGGTTCCTTCAGAAATGTCGAGAAATGAAAGCTCAGAGGTGTCGATCTCTTTACCTAAAATTTCATCATGAAAGAAACGAAGATCCAAGAGTTGATCTTTAAAGATGTAATTTTCCATAAGATAATCTAATACATCTTTGTGTTTTGTCACCCTGACTTCTGACTGAGTAGGATCGTTATAAAATTTTATTGTGACCATTTCCAGAAAGTTACCTTTTTGTAATTTCGATTCACCACACCCATATCCCAATGGACAACAGACCCATAAGCGTTACCAGCTTTATAGTTATGATAAACACCGTAGTTAGAGTATATACCAATGTGATTGTCATTATTAGACTGCATTTTAACCAAACAATTATTTTCAGGTTTAGTTACTTTAGTGAAATGCTTTCGCATCCAACGAACGAACGATAATTCAAACTCGTTAGTTATAGGTATTTCAATGGACAATTTTTCTTTATACCACAGAGCGACAAAATGGGCGCAATTAAAATCATCTCTATAATGTATTCCGATCACACGAAACCCTTTAACATTGGGACTCGTGTAACCGTTGCTATTTCCCCAGTTGCAGACTCATTAGCAGGTTTGGTCGAAACACTTATAGATATACCTTCAGAATTATTAGATATTTTTCTAACTGGTAATGTTATAGGGCCGTACATTAATGAGCTAATAGTACCATCTCTATACGCGATATAGACTCGAGAAGTGAATACTGGCATCTCACTACCGTGCGTGACTGGATCATAGTTGTCATTCTCTGACGCAATAATATCATTGACCATTTGAATAACTATATTTCGCTCGTGACTTAGATCTTGATTACTGCTTGCTTGTTCGAGATTCATCGGTGCATACATGGCAGTAACAGTTGATGCATCCTCAAGCACAACTTGAATATCTTCAGTGAATTGTCGTTGAAGGTAATATACTTGGCTGAACCAAGAAGCATTAAATGAAACAACTTCTAACTCAGTTTCATCAACCGGTGCGCTTGCAAATATTTTTCTAATTTCGTCGGGAGTCATATTTTTGGTATAGCCTCAATTATTTCACCTAGCCCGACTAAGGCACGATGTATATCACCACCCAAAGCAGCGTATTCGGCATTCAAAAACTGGTCAAACACTAGTATTTTAGTAGTAAAGACCTCTAGTTCACAACTTACAATACTCTCTATGGTATTTATTTCTGTAAATTCCCACTCTGAAACAGCTTGAACCATGCTCGGTTCTATCTCAGGTCTGTCAGTAGCTAAATGACAAATGAACACCTCACCTTCATTTGTGTCAATAAACGATAACATGTAATCGAGTATTTCAGGTGAACCTAAGTAAAAAGAGGCATTGACATCGTGAGTTGTATCGAAGTATTTTTTTCGCTGTCTTCTCGTTCCAGCATTCGCTTCATTTTGTATAACACCAGATTTTTTAGACTTGGTGAACCCTGAAATTCGAGGCACTAACGGTTCACCATTAAACATTAATTCGTTCACAGTACACCTCTTTTATTTAGTACTGAATATTTCCAACGTACAACTTACACGACTCTCTACTGCGTTCACTTCCACAAACTCCCACTCTGAAACAGTCTGAACCACGTAAGGTTCAACAGCTGCACTATCAGCAGCTAAATGACAAATGAATTTTTTACCTTCATTTAGATTAATGAATGATTGCATATAATCCATCATGGCAACAGAATCTAAATAAAAAGAGGCATTGGCTTCATGTGGCATGTTGAAGAATTTTTTTCGCTGTCTTCTAGCACCACCAGCGGCATTACTCTGAACAACACCCGACTTTCGAAGTCTGTTAAACCCTGATACTTGAGGCACTATTGGTTTTAAACCAAACATCAATACGTCTAAATCTGAAATGTCGCCTTTAGTTGCCATTATAAGTTACTCTTCACGTTAAAATTTCGTTTCATGGACTTAGTTGTTTTACTGTTCCGATTACCAATAACTTGACTAACACCGCGATCAATATTGTTGGCAAAAACTTTCTCCGCTATAATTCTTACACTGTTATCATCTGTTTTTTGCTCTCTAAAACTGACACCTGGTGCATTATTAATAATGGTGACACCTGAATTCATCATACTAGCAGTATCCGCGCGAGAAGTAACACGGGCCGGACCTTTAACCAATTGGCCATTAACTAACTCATCTCCATATTCAGAAACAATACCCATTCTACCACCAGGAATATAACCGCCTTTATCATACGCACCTGAAATAGTTTGCCCGGCAATTACACCAACCGAAGCGTAACCTTGAGCTCGAAGTAATTGAGATGCACTGAACCCGTAAGCACCCAGTTGACCAATAGCCTTAGTAGCAGCCAATTCAGTGTTAACTATCGCATCAGAAATGGCAATCGCTTGGTTAAAATAAAACAGTTGTTTGGCCTTTTGAGAACCTTCCTCGGCCATATTATTAAGCTGGCCAAAAATATTACCTAACGCACCTGTAAAAGTGGCGTAGTTTTTCAGCTCAGAAATCACTTGTTTTTGACTAATAGAATTTATTGTTGCTGTGTGCCGTCTAACTTCCTCTTCAATCAAGGCGTTAATGTTCTTACGTTCATCTAGTCTAGTCTCACCCGCATCTTTCCACTGTTGGTTAAGCGCTGCTACGTTAGCCTTAAACAGTGCGTTTTCAAATTTTGTAGGATCATCTTTTTTAGTCTGAACACCTTGTGCTTTCTGTATTGCTTTTCTTGCAGTCTCACGGTCCTTAATAGCATCAGTTTGCGCTTCTATTTCATCAGTTAAGGCTTCTTCAGCATCAATAGCATCATGGGCACTATTGATTTGTTTAATTTGACTTTCACTAGCTTTTAATTTAACCGCTTCTCTAATTGCCAACTGTCTAGCATTAAAACCAAGAACATCAGCTTCTTCATTTAGAGCTTTGACAAGTTTCTTTACTGCTTTTTCGTCCTCATGAGTTTTCTTAATAGATCGACCGTCAGCCTTTGCCATAAGCCTTTTTATTTCAACTAGCGCTTTAATCTCTTTTTGAGCTTTGGTATAAACAAAATTACCATCTTCCATTGCTTTGTTAAAATCTGCAGTTGCAAACAGTCCAGCTTTATTAGTGTCGTTGAATTTACCGAAAGCAATAGCAGCCTTACTCATTTTCTTCGCGTTTTTAGTGATTAGTTTGTTGAGAACAATTATCTCTTTATCGACTTGTTGGACTGTTTTTATTTTAAACAAGTCGGTTTCTTCGATGTCAAAACCTTTACCTTTAGAAAGTTCACCTTTAAGGGATTTAACAGCGTCCTCTAGCTGTTTCACATCAACTTTGGTAGCTCCTAATGTCTTGGAAAGAACACCTAAAGCAACACCACCGACAGCGATACCAGCACCAATCAAAGCTCCAATTGGGCCAAAAGAACTGGCCATTTGTGAACCTTGTTGAGAAAATATTACAAATGCAGAAGTTCCCATTTGTGCTTGCACAGCTACATCTTGTAGTTGCCATCCGAGGTTTTGAGTGACACCACGCAAATTACGAAAACTACCTGAAGTCTTATCTGTTTTCTCACGGACATTTTGATAGCCTTGAACCAACTCAGTTATATCTTTTTTCTGTTTGTCTGTAGCATGAGCGCCCAACTTGTAAACAGCGTTAAGCACTTCTTGTTCGTTAGCTGTTCGATTGACCGCTTTTGATTGATGGTCATAGAATCGGGTTAACTCTCT